AAAACCTTACGGGGTAAGTATGATGCGGAAGTCCCTCGCCTGCACCAACAGGTTAAGGACTTGCAGGCTAAACTGAATGATCTTGTAAAAGCTCAGGAAGAGAAGCCCAAAGCGCCGACAAAGCCGAAGGAGAAAGTCAGTTATGTAACCGATGCAGATCGAGCCGAATTTGGTGAAGAACTGATCGACGTTCAACGCCGTGTTGCGAAAGAGGTTTCTCAGGACTACGAGGACCGTTTTGAACAACAGGCGGCGGTTATCGCAGAGCTTCAGAAGCAACTGAAGCAAACCGGTAGTCAAGTTGGCGAAATGAGCTTTGCTCAGAAACTGACACAGTTAGTTCCTGACTTTGCTGATGTCGACAAGGATGAACGTTGGGTAGCGTGGCTAAACGAATACGACCCAATGGTCCGAGGCCCACGCAGAGATCAGGCAGCGGCGGCATTCAACGCCGGAGATGCAGAAGCAGTAGCGCACTATGTGAAACTGTGGAAACAAACTCTGGAGCCGGTTGTCCCGCAAGAGCGTAAGACTCGCCAAGCCGAACTTGAGAAGCAGGTTGCGCCAAATCGTACAGCAAATTCCGCGAGTACGAAGAGCGTAGGAAAAGACGTCAGGGTCTACTCAGAGAGACAGATCGCAGACGCTTGGACTAAGATACGCACTTTGAACACGCGAAAAATGTATGACGAGGCGGCCAAACTTGAAGCTGAAATAACTGCTGCCTACCTTGAAGGGCGCGTTCGTTAACATCTGTTAACACGTAAACGGATTAGGGAAGCAGTTGTTGAACACCAACTGAAACTATAGGAGGCCAAAATGGCTGCTGTATTCCCCGTCGTCAATTCCGGCGCATTCGAGACCAACCCGTCCTACTCGGGTGGTTTTATCCCACAACTGTGGTCGAACAAACTGAACGCTAAGTTCTACGCGAACACCATGATGACTGAAATCGCCAACACCGATTGGGAAGGCGAAATCAAGAATCAGGGCGATACAATCCGTATCCGCACCGCACCTTCGATCACCATCAACGACTACGCTGGCGCGGGCACTACGCTTGCTTCAGAAGTACCTGCACCGATCTACACTGACATGCAGATCGACAAAGGCAAATACTTCAGCGTTCAAGTCAACGATGTACTTGCTCACCAAGCCGACATGGACTTGATGAACATGTTCACTGATGACGCAGCTAAGCAGCTGAAAATCTCCATCGAGAACGACGTGTTCTACGAGTGGTTTGTAACTAACGGTGCTGCTGCGGCAAACGCAGGCGGTTCTGCTGGTGCGTTGTCTGGTGAGTACGACCTAGGTACTGACGTGACTCCAATCGACCAAGCAACTCCGGGCAACGTGTTGAAAGCGATCCTTCGCATGTCAGCCGCTCTGGACGAGCAGAACGTTCCTGAAGAGGGCCGTTGGTTGATTATCACACCATTCGACCGTCAGCTGCTTATGCAAACTGACATCGCCCAAGCGTACTTCACTGGTGACGCGTCTTCGACAATCCGTACCGGTAAAATCGGTATGCTAGACCGCTTCGAGGTTTACGTCTCGAACTTGCTGCCTAAAGGCGCAGCAGGCAAAGGTCTGGTTGCAGGTTTGTCAGCGACAGGCACTGGTGCAGACGTCACTAACGCGAAAGCACGTCGTATGATGGTTGCAGGCACGAAGCACGCATGTTCCTTCGCGTCGCAGATCAGCAAGACTGAACCACTGCGTAACCAGAACGACTTTGGCGACATCGTCCGTGGCCTAGCGGTCTACGGTCGTAAAGTCCTGAAGCCTGAAGCTCTGGTAACTACGCTCGTCGGCTCCGCGTCTTAATAACCCAAGAGGGGGGTTCGCCCCCCTCGTCCACCTTATAGGAGGTTATCATGGACGTATTTGAGCTAATTGACGCCGTCGGCGCAGAGATCGCAGCAAACCGTGCTGTTGCTCGTGTAGACGGAGAACGCGTGGTTGTAGCCAAGGTCATCGGCGACAAGATGGTTCTAACTGCCGAAGGCGAAGAGTTGGCAAAGGTTGTTAAGCCTGCCCCTGCTCCTGCTCCAAAAGCAACTAAAACCACAAAGTCAAAGACGACGAAGGCTGCCGCTACACCCAAATCAGACGAATAGGGGGGTGACGGATGTCTACCGTAAAGGTCATCGACGTAATCAGACGGGTCGAGGACGTGTTGCAAGACAGCAACATCCGTTGGCCGCGTACTGAACTTCAAAACTGGATGAACGAGTCGTATCTCGCGATTACACTTGCTCGACCAGACGCAAACGCCAAGTCCGG